ATACTCTTACTATTTAGACTTACCTTTTATTACTTTGGTTACAACACTTTTATAAAAAATGTAAATAAACAACGCATAAGCCATTAATAAAAGTAAATCAATACTATTAAAAATGTTATCGCCATTCATTTCTAGTAATTCAAATAATTTCATAAAATGATCCTTTCCTGGACAGCGGCATAAATGGGGGAATACACCCCCATTTATTTTGCCTTTCGCCAAATTTATTAATCAAAATGGACATCTCTTTTGTTGTCATTTATTTCGATTGTTAATTTACGCCTTTTAGGTTTATCCTTTCGAATAAGTTGCCTTTGTTTATCATCCATATTGTTTAATATTTCCTTAAACAAAAATAACATTTAACCCCCCATTTTTTCCATTAGTTCTTCCATGGTTGGTTCATCGTGCAACGCTTGATATAAATCTTTTACAGTGTCTCTGTAAATATCTTCAATCGTAATAGTTGGTAATCCTTTATAGTCTTTACCAATTATTTTGCCTTGCCCATTGCATACAATGTGATAAATATATTCTTCGCCACAATCTACGCCATTGGGAACAATACCAACACTAAGAAAATTTAAGCTATCGAAATCGCCTTTAGTTTCTTCGTATCTATCAGTTTCATTAAATTGATTAGCTAGAAAAACAACATATTTAGCCGAAAAATATGACACATCATTAAAACGACTATCAAATTTCGCCTTTGCTAAATGTTCGACAAAATTTTGTAAATCTTGCCCACCACCTTGCAAATAGTTATCCCAATGCCTGTAAATAACAGCCGTTGGTTTGTTGTTTTTAAGTTCTTCATCGATGTCCTGAGAACACGTAGGACAGGTATCATTCTCCTCATAAAACTTTGAGTCTTTAACTAAAGTTCTAATCTTTTGATTAAATTCAGCTTTATAGTGTAAAAGGTTTTGTTTCTTATCATGTGAATTTTTTAAGTCATCTTCGAGCCCCTCAGAGATCGTCTCTATTGATTCTGATAAGGTTTTATTGATATGCTGCAGTTCTTTTATTTCTGCTTCATGTAAGAATATTTCTGTTTCTTTTTGTTCTACTTGATCAGTAGATAAACTTTTTACTTCTTTAATATATTTGTTTTGTAGTTCTATTCTTTCATGTACCAAAGTAAGTTCATTAGAAATATCTTTTAGTTTATCACGTAAAGCTATATTCTTTTCTTTTACAAGAACATTCATTTTTGAAAAAATATTAATATCCAGAAGATCCTCGATGACATCACGGCGATGTTGTGCAGGTAATTGCATGAAAGGAATGAAGGAAGACGAACCTAACACAACAATCTGATGAAACGATTTATGATTCAACTTTATGATGTTTTGTTCGAGGATCTTCTGGTACTCTTTGGAATGTGATGACTGATTCATCATGTCACCGTTCTTCCAAATCTCAAATATGTTTGGCTTAATACCTCTTACTACTTTAAATAATGATTTACCAATTTGGAATTCAACTTCAACTCGTGAATCTTTGTTATTAATAGTGTTTACAAGTTGAGGTTTATTAATATTTCTGTGAGCTCTACCAAATAAAGCAAATGATAAGGCATCAAGCATAGTTGATTTACCTGCACCATTTTGTCCTACAATAAGTGTAGAGCGTGATTTATTGAGTTGGATTTCAGTCCAGTTGTTACCAGTACTGAGAAAGTTTTTCCAACGTAAACTTTTAAAAACAATCATACAATTTCTAGTGCCTGTGCTTCTGTCAATAATTTTTTCATACTAATCTTAATGCGGTCTTTATCCAGTTCTGTATCTACCGCATCTACGTAGCTATCAAGCAGTGTCTCTGTATCTTCCAATGACACTTCTTCGTCTTCCACTTCATCGCCCATAAACTCATTAAAGTTTTCTGCGATCTTTAATTCATGTATTGGCCTATTCTGTATTCTATCAACAAATCGGTCGAATGTAAATAGGTCTTTTTTATTTACTACAACTATTTTTACGAACTTACTATCAACTTGAGATACATCATAATTAGTGTAATCATAGCTGTCATCGTCATAGCGAATGCGATGAAACATAGTGTGAGGATTACGTACTCTTTCCAATTCTCTCGTAGCTGTGTCAAGGACGTAAAAGTATTTCGGATCATGTGCATCACTCCAAAAAAATTCCATTTGTGAACCAAGATAGTGTATGTTATCTTGAAGAGAACCTACGTGATAGTGACCAGTTAAAACTTTTTCAAATCTAGAAAATAGTTTATGATCCATACCATGTGTATTGCGAACGCCTCTCATCATTTCAAAACCAGTAAGTTCTAAGTGTCCACCTAACCAATCAGCTTTACAATTCTTTATAAAGTTCATAGACTCTTCATAGTTCTCCGAAGTAATCCATGGAAGTAAAGCTAGTTTAAATCCATCGTAATCCATAACTGTTGGCTTCATTATGATATGAATCTCATTCATAAAGTGGCCTAACAATTCTTTCAGAGAATTCAAATCATTAGTATTCTTGTAGTAAGTATCGTGATTGCCTGGGATAATATCCATAGACATACCACGTTCTCTTAACTTATCAAGAAAATGTTTTCTGTTATGATTTAAAGCCTTAAAATTAACAAACTTACGATGATCGTAATAATCACCCAAGTGTACAATTTGCTTGATATTATTTTCTTTACAGTATGGGAAAAATATTTCATCGTAAAACTTTGCAGCATTATTCAAAAACACCTCAGAACTATTACGTATTCCGCAGTGTGTATCATTCAATATAGCGATTTTCATTAATTAAAAAAATTCCTCTAGGTTAGAATCTGCTAATCTAGTTTTCTTTTTTGCTTTTTCTTTTTTAGTAAACTCTTTGATTTCTGTGTCGTATGTTTTAACTTTTTCTATACGATCTTTCAAAACATCAACAAAGTGAGTTGCAACTGTCTGCCCACCTTCTTCATCTCCAATCATAATAAAAGCTTCTACGCCAGATTGAGACATATACTTTTGTTTTATTTCTTGTTGCTTCTTTTCTTTGTTAATACGTCTTAAGAAAGCATACCAAATTATTTGAGTAAAATAGGCAAACGCGTTTGGTTTACCTGTACGTGTTGAAGCATTGATGTTGTAGTTCTCTACAGCCTTTAAACAATTTTCAACAGCGTCCATTACCATTTCTTCTCGGTATGTGTATCGAATGAAGTTTGATTTATGAGATAAATTTTCTGCAATCTTAAGAAAACAAATAGCGATGTAGTCTGGAACTACAGGTAATACGTTACCAAATTCTTTTGCTTCATTTACAGATTTTACGTAGTCAACTATAGCTTGAGAAAACTCAGCATTGTTTACATAATGTACGTTCTTTGATTTTTTTGCCATAATAACTCCAATCAATTAATATATTCTACCATATAAGTTATGGAAAGTAAACAACTTTTTTTCACTTTTTTTTCAAAAAAATGCATTTTAGGGGTTTACACCACGCACAGCTGTGGTATAATAATAGAGTAGGCTTTGAGGTGGGTGGATATACTAGTGAAGTTTATCTTTGTTATAATCATATAGCGACACTACATTATCTTGGCCTGAATCATTATACTCTAATTCATTTCTTTCTAACCGATCCATCCATTCGTCCATTGAATAGGTTCGGCGATCACTTTCCATTTCTTTAAATTCTTTTACCGCGTTTTTCCACTGTTGTTTCATATCTTCAGAAGGTATAGCCATCGCTACGATGTGATACCCGTTTAAAGAAATAATATCTGTAACGTCATCTTTCATTATGAGCCACGGGCGAAATGAATGATAAGATATTGATTTATTAAATTCTACTTTAGTAAGCCGTAAGCAATGTGAGATTAAAAGTTCATCTGTCTCAGAATCTTTACTTCCACCATCTACAATATTGCATATGATTTCCTCACCGTTTGTTAATTTAATTTGCCTCAGCATTACATCTCCACCTTGTAAACGTTACAGTTAAACTTTTCATTTTTATATATTTTTAATCTTTCTTCTGCGTGAATGAGAGAATAATTCTTTCTGCTTTTCCAATGAAGATCGTCGGCTATGTCGTAGAGCGTCGTGATTCTTCCGTCATCGGATCTGCGTAGCCCTCTTCCGATACTCTGTAAAACTTTAATTTGAGACTTGCTTGGGCTAGCGAATATGATATTATGCAGATTGCGAATATTAATACCAGTACTAAAAGTACCAAGACTTGCAACAATAATGGCATCCTTTTGTCCTTCCGTTATTCTACGTATAGCTTCTCTATCAACAGCTTCAGTATTTCCTGATACAAAGAATACTTTTCTATTTATATCTGCTTTAGAGTCAATCATGTCAAACAATATTTTACCATGTTTTTCCACAAATTGGAATAGCACAAGTGTATTTCCTTTTTGATCTAGTGCTAAATTTCTTATAAAGCTATTTCGTTTTTCGTTTTTAACTATAAAATCTATTTCATCATGATATGTTTTAGAACCAAAAGACTGTTTAGTTTCTTTATCATAATCTAATACAACCATGAGTATTTTTAGAGGCGCGAGTGTTT